AACCATTTTCGGCATCGGTCAGAAGTACGCAAAGAACGTCATGCTAGTCGAATATGGCATTAAAAGGGAAAATGAGCTTAAAAGCATGGCTCAAAGCTTTGGCTTTCAATGTCTATGTACGCTGACGACCCAGTACAAATCGGGGAGTAAATTGCTACCGATGCATCTGCACTTTTTCGCAAAACATCACGTTCCTATTTCTAAGGAATGGTGTGATTCAGTTGTTGATACCTACGGGTACACCACAATCAGTTCGGCCGTTAAAGGCTTCGTTACTCCGGGCGGGATCCTTTTAGATCCATGTTGCGGAATGGGTTATTCAGCCCAAGCGGCGGTCGACACCGGAATGGTTTTTCGCGGGAACGAAATGAACTCTACGAGATTAAACAAGACGATAAAGCGATTAAAATGAGTCACTATCTTACGGCTTTAAAAGGCAAAGGCTACTGTTCGGATTGGGAAAAAGAATCCGACATAGAATATTTTAAGCCGAACGACAGGATAACACTCGTCAAAAACTCGGTACTCGAGGGCCTGACAAAAGATTTTGATAACTGTGATTCGCTCTATACTGATTTAGCATGGGAAAAAGGACTTCCCGTGTTTGATACCTACGCCAATACAAGGACAATTTACAGAGAATATCAGAGCGCAATGGCTCATATATTTAACAGCTCAAAAGTACCTTCGTGTTTCGTCGGGGGTAAAAAAATCGGTAGACATCTATTATTCGATTACATGATTCCGATTAAACTCAATGGCGACAAAGCGATTGCCTACATCAAAAACTTTAGGCCGAGCATTGAGTGGAAAGATTCGACGGAAATTATTGAATGGATGGCTCAAACTTACAATCACATTGGAGATCCATGTTGCGGGCTTGGCAGGACCGGCGGCATATTTTTCAAACATGGCAAATATGCTACGCTTGCCGACTACAACGGTCGGTGTATATCCTATTTGGCAAACAATTGGAGTAAAATATATGGCGGGAAATAAAAAGATCCTTCTCAAAAAAAACGTCTACGAGGCCGCAAAAGATCGAATCAGATGGCTATTCGACGAGTTTGAAAACGTAATCGTCGGGGTCTCTGGCGGTAAAGACAGCACAGTTGTGGTCAATTTAGCCATAGAAATTGCCAAGGAAAAGGGAAGGCTGCCACTTAAAATCATGTTTCTGGATCAAGAGGCTGAATGGATGAGCACGATCGAGAATATTCGTGAGCTCATGTCTCGTCCCGAGGTAGACCCTATTTGGCTTCAGATCCCATTCAAGCTGTTTAATGCCACGTCTTTTAAAGATCATTGGCTTCAGTGTTGGAATCCGGACGACGCCGGAAATTGGATCCGAGAAAAAGAATCCATTTCAAGGAAAGAAAATGTCTACGGCACTGAGCGGTTCGGAGAACTCTTTGAGCGAATTATTGACCATGAGTTCGGGGGCCAAAAGGCTTGCTACATTGCCGGTGTTCGCGCCGAGGAGAGCCCCCGCCGGGCGTCTGGCCTAAGCAACGGGGTTACGTACAAAGGGATTACATGGGGCAAAAAACTCAATGAGCGCAAGCAGCAGTTTACGTTTTACCCTATTTATGACTGGTCCTACACTGACGTTTGGAAAGCGATCCATGACAACCAATGGGTGTATAATATCGTATATGACAAGATGTATCAGTACGGGGTACCGATTCAGGATATGAGGGTATCGAATCTTCATCACGAGACGGCGGTAAGGGCACTGTTTATCCTGCAAGAGGAAGAACCAGAGACCTACAACAAAGTCACGGCTCGGCTCGCTGGCGTCGATATGGCGGGCAAAATGGCTTGGGACGACTTCGGATGCCCTAAGGACCTCCCGTATATGTTTTCGTCTTGGAAAGAATACCGGGATCATTTACTCGAAAACCTAATCGAAAGCGAAGAATGGAAAACCAATTTCCGGAAAAAGTTTATCGAAATGGAAGAGGAGAAGCTGTGGTATCTAGGCGACAAACTGTATCGCCTTCACATTAACTCGATCCTCACAAATGACTGGGAGTTCGTAAAATTAAACAACGTTGTGGTTCCAAAGGAACTGTGGCCTGAGTATCAAAGGAGACGAAATGAGCGAAGTGCTAAAAGAAAAGCTGAGAAACTTGCTAACGGAACACAGGGAACAGGAGATTAAGGACTGCCTCCATGAAATAGGCCAGAATCCCGCTCCGGTCGATAACGTCAAATGGGTACCTATTGAGCAGGTCCAGGCTAACGATTACAATCCGAATAGCGTCGCGACGACTGAAATGACCTTGCTTTTATTGTCTATCAAGAATGACGGGTACACCCAGCCGATCGTTACGATTTGGGACGAATCTATTCAAAAGTATGTGATCGTTGACGGATTCCACCGCTACACGACGATGAGAGTAAACAAAGAGATTTACGATACCTACAAGGGACTGCTACCGATTGTCGTCCTCAAGAAGGAAATCAATGACCGGATGGCGTCCACGGTCCGGCACAATCGCGCCCGCGGGAAGCACTCGGTTGTCGGAATGTCTGGCATGGTATTCTCGATGCTACAAAATGGTATGAGCGACGGGGATATTTGCACAGAATTGGGCATGGAGCCGGACGAACTCCTACGCCTTAAGCACATAACCGGGTTCTCAAAGCTGTTTAAAAACGTCGACTACGGTCGCGCGTGGGAAACGGAAAAACAGGTCAAATTCAAAAAAGAATACGCTGAAAAGGAGAAAACATGAGCGAGGAAAAGATGCAGTTGAACGACGTCAAAGTCGTCAAACTCAAGGTATCAGAGATCATTCCATACTGGAGAAACCCCCGAGACAATGAAGACGCGGTGCCTGGCGTCATTGAATCAATCAAGGAGTTTGGTTATACCCAGCCGATCATAGTCGACTCTCAAAACGTCATTATTGCCGGTCACACAAGGCACAAGGCTTTAATCCAGTTGGGCGTGGAAACGGCTGACGTCATCGTTTCGGATATGTCACAGGATCAGGCCCATGGATACCGGGTCATCGACAACAAAACCAACGAAAAAGCCAAGTGGAAGAACGAGGAGTTGATCGCAGAACTCCGTCGATACACCGGGCTTTCCAAGTTCGAGATCCATTTCCCGGACTTGTCGATCAAGATCAAGCCTGTAAACATTGAGGTTAAGAGCATTTCAGCGGATATGATGGAGCGCAATCAGCTGATTAACGACTCCAAATTCGAAAAGATCGTAAACGACCGAAAAAAGGCCATTCAAAAACTAACCTGCCCCCATTGTGGGGAAGAGTTTGAGACCTTCAATTGTTTCTCATTGCGCTCGCGAATGGAAGCTGTATTTGCGCCGGCGAATCCGGATGATAGTTTTTTAGACATTGATTCTTGCCCGACCGTCTTTAACTTGCATGACTGCGGTCTTAATAGCTTCTTGGGCGTCAACTGCTTGGATAGCTTTTGAGTATTTCCCGTCAATAGTGATGTCCCACCACATTCCACCGGTGTTTTTTACGACTACGACCTTCCCGTCTGCGTTACCTTTCGCTGACTCGGAAAGTCTTTTCATTCCAACTTCGACTGCTTTATTGAGTTTCTTTAGATCCATGATTTCTCCTTTATGCTAGTGATCGGACGAAGGCGCGACCGGCGGCCATCGCTTCGGATTCTGTTTCGGCCTTTATCGGTAGCTCCTCGCCGTCGACTTTGACGGTCCAGAATTTACCCTTGTCTACAGGCTCGATCAAATGGCCCATGAACCTCTGGGGCATAGCCATTCTCTTCTCTACTTCTTTCGATAGCCGTTTGAGATCCATGATTTCCTCCAAAACTAAAAGATAATACCTGATCCATGGCCTGTCATTGGCAAATGTAACGGGCCCGCTTTTCGTAGTTCGTCTAGCGCCTGAGTTGCGGCATCTACCTGATCGTCATTTGTAGCGGTCGGAAAAGCCAGAAGTTCATGCACAAAATCTTTTACCCAGGGCTGAAGGCCGGGATCCGGGCCTACGGGGCGAAGCGCGGGCTGAGCGACGAGGCGGCTGGTCTGGCGGTGATTGAAGCGGCCTTGGCTGCGACTGAGGGCCCCAAAAATCCGAAGGGGGCTCCGACGATTGCTGAAGTCGTGGAGGCGACGGCTCCGGCTGCGCGGGCCGCGGAGAGGAAAATGGCCAAGCCGGGGGCGTTGGAGAAGGCGCTGACGGCTGAGGCGGCGGTGAAGGCGAAGAACCTGCCGATCAAGCGGGCGTCGGAGATGCCGGATGCGCCGGCGCGGGAGGTGGATGTGTCGAAGCTGGATGTGCAGGTGGGTCCTGTGCGTCGGGCGTTCGGGGATCTGCTGAAGAAGGGGAAGAAGTGATGGGCTTCAAGGTGGATCCGGAGACGGGCAAGCAGCGGCGTGGGTTTGCGGCGATGACGCCGGAGCGGCGGCGGGAAATTGCGGCGAAGGGCGGCGCGAGCATCCCGGCGGAGAAGCGGCAGTTTTCGCGTGATCCTGCGATGGCGCGGGAGGCTGGCCGGAAGGGCGGCTTGGTCAGCCGCGGGCGGGGGGAAGTCTGATGGCCTGGGCGAAGGTGACGGCTGGGTCGGACAAGGCGGTCGGGACGATCGTGGAGCCGGTGCAGTGGGCGGTTTCGGCGGGGCCGCGGTGGGCGGTTGTCGAGCTGTCTCCAGCGGATTTCGACAAGATCGACCGGGGTGCCGAAAAGCGGGGGGTTCCCTCGTACTACTGCCGGACGCCGCTGGGCATCCGGTTCTGGCCGGTGGCCGGGCACGACGGTGAGTTCGTGGGCCTGCTGGCGGGGGAGTCGGAGCTTGACCCCCGGATGGTCGCGCTGCTGGAGCGGCGGATCGAGGCGGCGCAGGCGGAGATGCGGACGTGGGTCTCCGGGTATGTCGCGGCGATGTTGGAGAAGGGGACGCGGGATGGGCTTTGAGGCTGAGATTTCCGAGGTTCTGGCCCGGCACGGGGTTGGGCTGGTCGGGGTGAAGGAGCGGATCGAGACGTACCGGGTGACGGACCGGACCGGGGCGTTGCGGGGTCAGGGGCTGACGGCGGAGGCCGCGGTGGGTCTGGCGGACCGGCTGGCTGGTGATCCTGGGGTGGCTCCTCTGGTGGTGGAGCAGGTTCTGCACTGGTCGTTCACGCAGAGGTCGGTGTTCCAGACCGTGGCTGCGGCTGAGCCGGATGTTGGAGAGTGAAATGGGTCAAGCAAGGAAGGGTTACGCGATGAAGATCAAGAAGAAGCCGACGACGACGGGTGCGGACCGGGCGGAGGCGCGGTTCCGGAAGATGCTGGAGGATGGGGTGAAGCGGTGTGGTCCGATCCCGGCTCTGGTGGCGAGCCGTCAATCTGCGCGTTGCTTTGCGCGGAAGCAGGCGAAGCGGGCATTTCGGAAGCTGGTGGCCGGCAAGGCGGCGGCCCAACTGGAGGCCATGCGCCGGGTTCGGGCGGCTCGGATCGCCGCTTTCAAGAAGGCCGCGGCAGCGGTGTTACCGGGCGAGACACCCCTGAAGTTCTCGCCTCTCTCCTGATCAACCTGCCTGGACCTGAAGGAGACGAGAAATGCACGGTTACTGGATCACGTTCACGGACGGATCGAATGGGTACTGCGAAGGCTCAAGTGAGTTCGACGCGGTGCAAATCGCGGAGAAGCTGACCGGCAAGAAAGTCGGCGGCGGTCCGTACAAGGACTTCACCCTAAAGACGCTGCCGTACCCGGCGACCCCGGTCATCTGGCAGTTGGATCATCCGGTGAGCGGGAAATGCCCTCCGTTCTGCCACAAGCCCAATGAGTGTGCCGGGAGTGGCTCCTGCCCCCAGCGCTACTCCTGCACGGAATAGCGGCCATGGCTGAGGACAAGACCTGCTCCGGGTTCGGGGTGGATGTGCGCCAAGTCAAGGCGCTTCCCCGAACCCTGCTGGACGTGATGTGGGACGATGGCCAGATCAAGCGCTGGCAGGATGTCAGCGACGAGACGTTTGGCCGCTATCTGGCCAATGCCGCGCCGGGCCAAGACGAGTTCACGACGGCTGCATTCCGTGAAGCCGCCCGGCGCCTCATTGAACGAAAGGAACCCTGAGATGGACGTGAAGCAGAGCAAGCCGTCGCTGGAGATCGAACCCGCGCTGGTGGACGGGTTCCTTGTGCGCGAGGTGTACGACGGGACGGGTGATAGTCCGGGGGTGCTGTTCGCAGGCACCCTGTCGCACTGCCTCGCCTTCATGGAGAGCCGGATGCGGCCTGCAGGCGATGCGGAAGGCGTCACCGGCGCCGGGAAGGTCTACTACTCGACCGACATCGACTGGTCGGGGGTGAAGTCGCCCACGGTTAGCCTGGAGGAGCTGGAGGCCGAGCGAAAAGCCCAAGCCGAGTGGGACGAGGGGGTCGTGGCCGCCACCCGCGCTGGCGGCTGGACGGGGAATCGCTGGCCAGATGGGCGGAAGACCTACCCGCCGGAGACCGGCGCCGCGGCGGACAGGGCTTATCGGGAAGCGCTGATCTCTACGGTTTCGCGCGAAGATCCCGCTCTCGCTGTCTGGCTCACGCCGCACGACCGCGCGACGATCATCACCGCCCTCCGGCAACAGGACGCGCAAAATGCGGGTCGCATCGAAAAGGACTTCAAATGAACCAGCCTGACCTTCTGATTACGCATGGTCCCTCGTGCCTTGACGGCTTCGGCGCCGCGTGGGCCGTCCAGCAGCGGTGGCCCGGCACCCCGGTGGTCTTCGCCGGGTATGACGACGAGCCCCCGGAGGTGGAGGGGCTGGGCGTCCTGATCGCGGACTTCTCCTACCCGGAGGCGGTCATGCGCGATCTGGCCGAGAAGGCGAAGTGGATCCACATCGCGGATCACCACAAGACCGCGGAGCCGATCATCAAAGCTCTGGTCGAGGACAACGTGATCAAGGGCACGTTCGACAACGACCGCTCCGGCGCTGTGCTCGCGTGGCACTATGCCCAGGGCGACGGCCGACCGATCCCGTGGATGCTCCAGTACATTCAGGACCGGGACCTGTGGAAGTTCGAGATCGAAGGGTCGCGCGAGGTGCACGCGGTTCTGGCCTCCATCCCCCGGGACTATGAGGCGTGGACGGCGCTGGCCAAGCGGATCGAGGACCCGGCCAAGCGGCCCCACGTCATCGCGGAGGGCGCGGGCATCCTCCGGGCCCGGAACGCGGACATCGCGGCGGCGATCGCGGCGACGGCCCGGACCATGAACATTGCCGGCCACGAGGTCCCGGTGGCCAACGTGCCATATATGTGGGCGTCTGAAGTTGGGCACATCCTGGGCGAAGGCGTCCCGTTTGCCGCGACCTACTTCGACCGGGCGGACGGACTGCGGTCGTTCTCGCTGCGGTCTTCCCCGGAGGGCGCCGACGTGTCCAAGATCGCGGAGAAGTTCGGGGGCGGTGGTCACCAGCACGCCGCGGGCTTCAGCGTCCCCATCCCGGCGGACGCTCCTGTGAAGGGGAAGGCCAATGTCTGAGAACCCGATCCACGAACTGGCGCCGGCGGACACGCCCACGGCGCTGGTGAAGGCCCGAGCGGTGGCGGAGTTGTGCGCCGACTACTGCGCTGAGCAGATGGGCGACTCGGGGGTTCCCTGGAACCAGATGAACCCGATGAACCAGCGGGGTCTGGTGATGACCGCGCTCACCTACATGGGCATGGAGCACGCCCTGAACGAGTTCGAGGAGAGCCAGCAGTGAGCCTGATCGGATACAGCCGGGTCAGCACGATCGACCAGAGCCTGTCGGTCCAGAACGAGCAACTGATCGCCGCCGGCGTCGAGCGCATCTTCTCGGAGCAGGTCAGCGCGGTCTCGACCAAGGACCGGCACCAACTGGCCGCCTGCCTCGACTTCGTGCGCGATGGGGACATCCTGCTGGTTACCCGGCTGGACCGGCTGGCGCGATCGGTCCCTGATCTGCGGGACATCATCGCGAAGCTGGAGCGCAAGCGCGTCGGCTTCCGGTGCCTTTTGCAACCAGTTGAAACCACCAGCTCCGCCGGGCGGCTGATGATCAACATGTTGGGCGCCTTCGCGGAGTTCGAGTTGGACATCCGCCGGGAGCGGCAGGCCGAGGGCATCGCCAAGGCCAAGGCCGCGGGCAAGTACGCGAAGAAGCAGCCGCCGCCGATCACGCCGGAGGAGATCGTCCGGCAGAAGGCCCAGGGGAAAAGCGCCCGTCAGATTGCGCGTGAGTACCGGATCGGGCAGGCGACGGTGTACCGGAATAGCCCGGAAGGGCTGTGGACCCCGGCGCCGTAGCTGAATGAGGATCCTCGTCTGCGGAGGTCGCACGTTTGCCGATGCGGCGTTCGTAGACGAGGTGCTCAGCATTGCGCTGGAGGATCACCCGGATCTGGTGATCGGCGCGGGGTATGACCCCAACGACCCGAAGTCCCAGGGTGCTGACCAACTTGCGGTCGAATGGGCCAAGGCTCACGGCGTCCCGGGGTTCTGCTACCCTGCCTTCTGGAAGCAGGATGGCCGCTCAGCCGGCCCCCGCCGCAACCAGCGGCAACTCGAGAAGTTCAAGCCTGACATTGTGGTCGCGCTCCCCGGCGGGGATGGGACGGCGGATATGGTGGAGCGGGCGACCCGCGCCGGCGTGGCGACCGTGGTCTACCAGTACGCAAAACCCCCGCAGAGGGCGTAACTCTGCGGGGGTCCTGGGTCGGGTGGCAGACTGGATTGGGGTCGGATCTGCCCGGTGACTATGATACCGGAGCGGTTTCTGTGGAAGCCCCCGGCGATTCGACCACTTCCTCCGCCGTCTTGGTCCCGTCCGGCACGCCGGCGAGCAGGTTCTGGAGGTCGATCTTCGATGCCTTCGCCGGGATCGGGATGTCCCGAGCGCCCAGTTCCACCTTCAGTTCGGCCACGGTCATCTCGTCAATGGCTGCCCCGGTGGGGAAGTCGATGACCGGGGCGGGAGGGGCCGGCAGCGAGCCGCCCGGGCCGCCCACGCCATCGTGGTCGAACTTGGCCGGGTCGGCGCCGTTGAACAGTTCGCGGAGCCGGGCCTGTTCGGCTTCGTCGCTCGGACCGGCGTCGCCAAGCAGCACGCCCCGCCCCGCATTCGAGAACACGATCGCATCGACGCGCTCGCGGCCCTGCTCCAGAACACTGACCTGCCCGGCGAGGGTCTCGGTGGCGGCGCGCACGCGCTCCTCGACAGCGGCGGTTAGGTTGTCCGGCGCGGACTTCAGTTCGGCGCACAGGGCCAGAGCGTCGGACTTCACGTCCCCGTTGATGGTGGAAACGCTGACCAGGGCCTCGAGCACGCGGCCAATGCGGGCAAAATAGTCACTCATGGTGGTGATCTCCGGAGATTGATGACGCGGGACGCTACCACGACAAACTACCGACCGCACCGGCCCCCCTTCCGCTTTTCCAGTCCGTGGCGTAGCTTGCGCCTGCGATCAGGGGGAAATGATGCCGGACGTGACCACCTCCCGCGGCCACATGATCACGGTGGACGACGAGGATCTGGACTTGGCGGACGGCTTCGGCTGGCGACTGTGGCGCCGGAAAGAGCGCCAGCAGAGCTTCCTCGTGCGGGACATGCAGGCCAGAAAGCGCCGGTATCGCCTGCTGCTGCATCGGGAGGTGGCGTTCCGGATGCGCCCGGATCTGGTGAAGAAAGCCGATCTGGTGAAGGTCACATGCCTCAACGGCAACTACTGCGATGTCCGGAGGGACAACATTGAAATCACCGTTCGCCCGCGCCCCCGCGGCCACGTCCGCCGCCCCCGAGGCCACAAGATCAGTAAGTCCACCGGAACCCCCAAAGGCACCGCCCCCGCCTGGAGCAAAGATGGATGTCGGGGCGCAACTGGTGGCGGCGATGGATCAGCAGGCGCTCCGCCTGATCCAGCTTCTGAGTTCGGATGAGGTCAAGGACGACGGTCAGCCCCGGTACTCGGCCAAGGAGCAGATGGCCTTTTTCGAGATGGGCGAGCGCTGGCTGAAGCAGCGCGACAAGCTGCGGAAGGACACCGACGAGGGCGAAGGCATCGAGCTGATGAAGCAGATGATCGAGGACCCCGCCGGCATCGTGGAGCGGCTGCACAAGGACGAGAAGTTCGTCGCGGCGCTGAGGGCCAAGGGCTTCCTGCCGCCGCTGCCCCGCAAGACCGGATCCGTGTCGCCGGCCACCAAGGTCGAGCGCGACGCCTACGAACGCCGCAAGCGGGAACTGGAGGACAAGCCTCCGCCGGAGGAAGACGACTCCGCGCTTCAGGCCATGCTCAGCAAGGGAACCCTCCAATGATCCAGCCACGCTTCATCAAGATCCCCAGGACGGACGGGCGCTCCGCGACGATCCGAGCCGACGCGATCACGGCGCTTCTCCCCGGACAGGTGAAGGGTCAGGACGAGGTGGTGATCGCTCTCGGCCCGACCCAGCAGGTCCACACGCCGCTGTCGGAGGGGACGATCGTGAAGATGATGGCCGCCGCGCTGGGCACCATGCCGGTGACCGTGGAGCCCGACGCTGCGTGATCTACCTCGAGTTCCATGTCGTGGGCGATGGCCGGGTTTTTGTTGAGCCCGGTCAGATTGCGGGTGTCATGTCCGGCGTGGGCTGCGACATCCTCACGCCGGGGACGGCGACGAAGCCCGTGCGGATACTGTTGAGGGCCGGGAACCAGATCGACATCGTGGGCGACTCGGCTGGCAATGTGCTGGCCCGGGCCTACCTTGCGAAGAAGAAATTCCGCGACGAGGGTCTCGACTTCCTCGTGGACTACATCGAGCCGATGGGCGACCCCAAATGAGTGAACAGCCGGTCCTGCGCACCGAGAACGGCTTCCGCCACCAGTGGCTCGAGGCGTTCCTGTTCCTCGCCCAGAAGGTGAAGGTCCCGTCCAAAGAACTGGAGAAGCCCGGCCCGATCGTCCTGTACGACGCGCAGATGCGGTTTCTGCATGAAGTGGACGAGGGGCTGGCCCAAGGTCAGCACTTCTTCACGGTGCTTAAGTCCCGCCAGCTCGGCATCTCCACGATCATGCTGCTGCTGGACATCTTCTGGCTCTACCTCCACGACGGCCTCCAGGGCGCCGTGATCGCGGACGAGGAGAAGAACACCAACACCTTCCGCAGCACGATCACGATGATGCTGGCGTCCATGCCGCCGGGCTTCCGGATCGGCATCGAGAAGCACAACAAGAACGAACTGGTGCTGAAGAACGGCAGCCGGCTCCAGTACCTGACCGCGGGCAAGCGGGCGAACCCCGACCTTGGCCGATCGCGCGGCCTCAACTTCGTGCACTCGTCGGAAACGTCCAACTACGGCGATGCGGCTGGCGTGAAGTCGCTGATCGACGCCCTGGCGACCGAGAATCCCAACCGCCTGTTCATCTTCGAGTCCACGGCCAAGGGCCCGAACCTGTTCCAAGACATGGTGCAGGACGCGAAGAGCGACCCGCTCAAGCGCGCCATCTTCATCGGCTGGTGGGCCAAGTCCCTCAACCGCATCCCCCGGCGCCTGATCGTCAACGGTCAGGATGCGGGTCCGCACCCGAACTTCGTCCGCTTCTGGGATGTCCAGCCGGTGCTGACCCAGCAAGAGGAGGCGATGGCCTACCTGATTCGGAAGGACTACGGCGTCGAGTTGACCGACGAGCAGTGGGCGTGGTGGCGCTGGCAGCTTTCCGAGCGGGATGAGCAGAACCTGCTGCAAGAGCACCCGTGGCACGAGGACGTGGCCTTCCAAGTCACCGGCCACCACTTCTTCCAAGCCAAGCGGCTCACCGACGACATGAACCGGATCCGGACGGTGCAGGTCACCTTCGACGGCTACCGCTATCTGGTCGGGGACCACTTCACCTCCCTGCGCTGCGAGAAGGCGGAGAAGCTCGAGGACGTGGACCTGCGCATTTGGGAAAGCCCGGTGAAGGGCGCCAAGTACGTCATGGGCGTTGACGTGGCCTATGGCCGGAACGCGAACAATGATCGGCACTGCATTGAGGTTTTTCGCTGCTACGCCGACAAGATGGTGCAGGTCGCGGAGTGGGCGACCAACATGCCAGAGACGCGGGTGGTGGCCTGGGTGCTGGCCCACCTCGCCGGCTCGTACCGAGACATCATGATCAATCTCGAGGTCAGCGGCCCCGGGCTCGAGGTGATGACGCAGATGAAATTGCTGCGGCAGGATATTCAGTATGCCCACCTCCGCCACATGGAGCCAGTATTCGATCACAGATATGCTTTAGATCAGGCTAGGTGGTACTTGTATAATAGGCCCGATACCCCGGCGGGGGGCTATATGTATAACTGGAAAATGAACAGCGACAATAAACAGGAAGTTTTCAACGGCCTCCGCGACACGTACAACACTGATCAGCTTGTTATCCGATCGCCAGCGCTGCTGGAGGAGATGGGCCACCTTATCCAGAACGGCGTACAGATCGGCGCCCGGCCCGGCAAAAAAGACGATCGTGTGGTCTCCTCTGCGCTTAGCTGTCACGCATGGCGTCATTGGGTCAGGCTGCCCATGATGCAAGACGGGCGCACCTTCGCGGTCGAAACAAGAAAGCAGCAGATTGCCGTAGAGGCCGGCGGCAAGGTGGTGGACAACATCGTGTCCACCCACTTCAAGCGAATGGCTGTGGCGCGGCAGGACGAAAGCCTTCGGCGCCTTCTGGGGGGATACGAATCATCGTGACTGACCGCTCTCACGCCGCGATTGAGCAGCGAGTGCTGCGCAGAATTGAGTACGACCCGAACGGGGGGTGCTGGCTCTGGCCGGGCGCTTGCCTCGACTCTGGCTACGGAGTCGTCAAAGTGGGCGTAGGCCAAAATGACCTGACGCATCGCGTCATGTTTCGGCATTTCAAGGGCCAGATCCCTGATGGACTTGAGATTGACCACCGCTGCCGAGTGAAAACCTGCTGCAACCCCGTCCACCTCGAGGCGGTGACTGGTCTGGTGAATACGGGTCGGTGGGCGGCAGAAAAGACGCACTGTGCGAACGGCCACGAGTTCGATGAGCAGAACACCCACCGATATGGCCCAGGGCTGCGCTATCGCGCCTGCCGGGCCTGTGGGCGAGCGCGCCGCCAAAAGCGGTTGGCCCGGCCAGAGGTCCGCGAGCAATTCAACCGACAGCGCCGGAAAGGCAAGTAGATGACGTACAAGATGACCGTGCGCGGCGCACCGCCGGCGCTGATCTTCCGCAAGTACCGCTGCACCGACTGCGAGTACGTGTTTCAGGTCACCCACACGTCGCGCGATGAGCCGATCCCGGGTTGCCCGCTCTGCGCCAGCCGCGAGCGGGCCCAGACGGCGCCGGTGTCGCTGATGCCCGCGGCGCCGGCGCTCCGGACGGGCCACCTCCACGCTGCGGTCGATATGGCCCAGGAGATGATGGAGGAGCAGGGCTACACCGACTTCCGCGACCACGCGAAGCCGGGCGACATCGCGGTGAAGGGGCCGCCCCCGCTCCAGACCGCGGCGCGCGAGGCGGCGCTTCAGGAGGTGGCGGAGTTGGCCGGTCCGGAAGCGGCGGCCTTGCTCGAGCCCAGCCTTCAGAAGCAGGTCAGCAACTTCTGGCAGAACAACTCGCTGGCCGATGTGCGGCCCCAACTCCCCGGCGCTGAGGAGCCCCGGCGGGGGATGCCAACATCGGCGCGTTGATGGACAAGGCGAAATCTGTGCCTATCCGACATACCGTCGAAGGCACGGCCAAGATGGAATAGCCGGGGGCGCGCGATGGAACTTCCCAAGGACTCAGACCAACTGGTCAACTTCGCCCGGGAGCTGATCGAGGAGTGCCTGCACAGCCGGGATCACCGGCGGGCCCTGTCGCGCGACTTCCAGACCCTGTTCTACATGGGCTCCACGAGCGGCACGGCGTCCAAGTACAACAAGTGCTACACGCACGTGGACAAGCTCTCGTCCTACATTTTCTCCGCCGCCGACGTGCGCTTCGCTCTCGAGTTCGAGGGATGCGCCCTGCCCCAATGGCAGGAGAAGACCAAGGCCGCGGCCCGGCACGTCAACAAGCAGTTCAACAAGGGCGACCTGGGCGGCGCCTTTGCCATGGCCAACCAGATCTCGCTGGTCGAAGGCGCGTCGATCGCGAAGCTGACGTGGAAGAACGGGGGCCTGCGCGGCTGGCCGATCCGCCCGGTGTTCTTCGGCGTCCAGCGGGAAGACCTGAACGGCTTGGACGATCAGGAGTGCTTCGTGCACTCGTACTTCGTGACCGAGGCGGCCTTCAAGCGCCTGATCATCAACCACCCGGACCGTGCCGAGTTGATGGCCAAGGTGTCGATGATCAACGGCCCGGCGGCGGACATGGAGATCGCCGGCGGGTCCTACTTCCGCGAGATCTTGGCTGGCGGCATCTCGCCCATCGGCTACGGGGGGAGCCCGGCGCTGCCCTACCGAGGCTCGGTGCAGATCACGGCTCCGCCGCTGCCGAACCTGCCGCCGGAGGTGACGGCCCGGCTGATCCAGATTGACGACCTCTGGATCTGGAACGACAACGCGAAGTGGTCGGATCAGCACGGCGAGCATACTGGCGACTGGACGACGATCCGCTATGTGCAGCCCGGCCTGATCATCGAAGGCAAATACCAGCGGCGGAACCTGTCCGACATCCCCGGGCAGCATCCCTTCGTGAAGGTCTGCTCGAACGAGGTGCCGGGGTACTTCTGGGGCCGCTCCGAGATGGCCCAGCTTGCGCAGCCGCAGGCCCAGCTCACCGATCGGACCCAGGACATCGACTCCATCTGGCGTCTGCGCGCCAAGCCCCCGCGTGCGTTCCTGGGTGTGCAGGGGATCAGCGACGAGAAGGCGCTGGCCCTGCTGGCGCCCGGCGGACACTTCGCGGATGCGGCCATCGGGTCGAAGATCGAGAACCTCGCGCCCGAGATGCCGCCCGAGGCGCTGCCGCTGCTGAGCGTGTGGTCCGACATCTTCGATGAGGTGGGCGGCTTCACGAAGATCCTGTCCGGTGAAGGCGAGTCTGGCGTGCGCGCTGGCGTCCATGCCGGAACCCTGCTCCGCACCTCGACGCCCCGCCTGCGCGAGCGCGCGCTGACGGTGGAAAAGCAGTGCTCGACCTTCGCGACCAAGGCGCTGAAGATGGCGGCGGCCAAGGACGCGGCGGTGATTGCGCCCCGCGGGGACGCCAAGCAGGCATTCCTTCTCTCGACGCTGCCCTGCGACGCGACCGTCTCGGTGGACAGCCACACTTCCAGCCCGGCGTTCGTGGACGACAACCGGCAACTGGCGGTCATGCTGGCCAAGGCCGAGGCGATCGACGGCGAGTCGCTGATCGAGATGACCCACCCGCAGAACGAGGACTTCCTTGTGGAGAAGTACCGGCAGCGGCAGGAGGCTGCGGCTAAGGCAGCGGCGGCCAATCCCGTCGCGGCGGCTGAGGCGGCGAAGGCGAAAAAGTAGCGGCGAACAGAGCCCGATACTCCGACTCGAGCATGAAGCCCTTGGCGTTGTTGCAGGCCCAGCAGGCGAGCCCCCAGTTCCAGGGCGCATCGTCTCCGCCCAGGGCCAACGGGTGGAGGTGATCCACGGTCACCGTGGTCTCGGTCGGATGCCCGTGCTTGGGCGCCAATGTCATCTTGATTCGGCAGTAGGTGCAGCGGCGGTTCCCGTCCTTCCACTGCCGCTTCCGCCAAGCCTTCATGGCGCCCCGCCGGCGGGAGACGCTGAAGCAGAACTGCCCGACCGGACCAGTGTACTCGTCGCCCTGCATGGAATAGCGGACCGGCTCCGGGCGCCGGGCGCGAGACTCAGCGCGGCGCTCCCGGGTTAGGTCGCGAAGCCACTCGTTGGTGTAGTCGCAGTAGCCCATGCACCCCGCCTGACGGGCTGAGCATTGGCGAAAATCAGGAAAATCACAAGAAGCGTCACCACGCCAAAAATGTGAGGCCGAACAACACGGTCACCCTCAATATGCCGGTGCGGTCGGTACGTATTCGCGCTCGCTATTCAGTAGAGCGTTCGTTGACCGCCCTCCGGACCGCATGTACTCAATGGCCTTCACAAGCCTTTGTGTTCAACGTGTTAGCGAGAGCTTAGGTCCCGATGGCACTGATGCCCATGATGGGAGCGGGCCCCGGCCCTGCCGATCCGGCCTCCCCGCCGTCCGGCAATCCGGGGATGGCCGCCGACGCCATGAGCAAAGTGCGCGAGGCCATTCGACTTCTGGAGATGGCGCTGCCGAACCTCCCCACCGGGTCCGACCCGCACAAGGACGTTCTGGACTCCATCGGCAAGCTGTCGAAGTCGGTCCCGGCGACCGAGGCGATCCCTGGGGTGCAGCAGTCGCAGCTTCTCGGTCTCCAGCAGGAGGCCGCCAAGCAGGCACCGCTCCAGGCGCTGATGCGCTCGATGGGCCAAGGCCCGAATGTTCCGCCCGTCTCGGGCATGTAGGAGACTGTCATGGCCGACTCCCCCGCCTTCAACCCGCCGAACATGCAACCCAAGGACACCGATCCCATGGTGTCCAAGGTGGACATGAAGAACACCGACTGGGGCTTCCGCGCCGGCCAAGCGCCGCCGATGAACCAAGAGGCTGTCCCGGCCATCTCGCACATCCGCAACGGTCAATAGACCCGCGCATTCCTCGAACCGCATAGGCACACCCCCATGTCCGAAGGCATCACCATCACCCCGGAGCAGAAGGCGGTCTACGACCGTGCGATGAAGCTCCTGTCCGATATGAACTCCAACCCCACGGCTCGACCGCTGATCGAGAAGGCCGTGAAGGCAGTGCATCCGGATGTGGTGACGGAGGAGGAGAAGGTGACGGCTCAGATCGAGCCCCACCTGAAGCCGGTCACGGACAAGATGGATCTCGTGCTGAAGCGGTTCGAGGAAGAAGACGCCCGCCGCGTCGCCGCCGAGGAGCGTCAGGTCGAGCAGGATCTCGACGCCGGCTTCGATCGCCTGCGCGCCCGGAACTACACGGACGACGGCATCGAGAAGATCAAGCAGCTCATGGTCGAGCGGAAGGTGGCGGACCCGGAAGTGGCCGCCGCCTATTTCGAGAAGATGAACCCGCCGGCAGCCGCCGCCGAGGGCGCGGGCTGGACCCCGCAGACCTGGGCCATGGACGCTGGCACCTCCGATCCCGGCACCGACATCGCCGCGCTGTTCGCGGACGAGGATCGCTGGGCGGACAATCAAGTCAGCAAGGTGCTGAACGAGATCCGCGTCGGCTGATCGCCGCGCGTAGGAATTTTGAGGGGGTACGACAATGCCGATCGCAGGTACGGGTCTCGCGCCCGCTTCAGGCGCCATCTTCAACGAACTGGCCGCGATCACTCGCCGGGCGTTCGTTCCCAAGCTGGTGGTGCAGCTCTACAAGGCCGCGCCGCTGCTTTCGCTGGCCCTGCGTTCGGCGCAGCGCGCCCGCGGCGGTCTGAACCAAGTCAACATCCCGATCCAAGGCGCCTCCTACGTGGGCTTCAACTGGACGGGCTATGACGGCTCGTTCCCGCAGCCCCAGGTCAACGCCGCCGCGCAGACCGCCGCGTGGAACCTCTCGGTCGGTGTCGTCCCGATCCCGCTGCTGGGCATGGAATCGCTGATCCAGTCCACCGAGGCGGTGATCCCGCGCATCAAGGCCGTGATGACCGACGCCAAGACCGTCGCCGTCCAGTCGATCGCCTCCGCCCTGTTCGGCTCGAGCGGCTCGAACGCGCTGGCCATCAACGGCCTTCAGGACATCTACGACACCGGCACCTACGCCCCGTCCTACGGCGGCATCAGCCGGTCCACCAACACGTTCTGGAAGTCCACGGTCTACTCGTCCTCGCTGGCGCCGTCGCGCGCCACGATGATCGCGCGGATCATGGCCACCACCCAGGCCGCCGGCGGTGAGTCGCCCGACATGGTGATCATGTCGCTGGCCGACTGGACTACGCTGGCTGCTGACTTCCTGTCGAACGAGCGCTTCAACACCGACCCGGGTTCGCGCTACGGCAAGGACGATGCGGTCAACTCGGGCTTCCGGGCCCTGATGTTGGGCAACACCCCGATCCTGGCGGACCCGTTCTGCCCGGTCGGCACCTGCTACTTCATCAACACCAAGTACCTCGCGCTCTACCTGTCGGAAGACGCGAACTTCGCCTTCTCGGGCTTCCACAGCCTGATCCCGAACAACCAGATCGCGTCGGTCGGCGTCCTGATGGCCGCCATGGCGCTGGTCTGCTCCAAGCCGATCTCGGGATCTGTGGCAACGGCGGTCACCGGCGCAGCGTTCTAAACTCCCGGCATTCTGCCGGTCCCACCCCCGGGCTTCTGAGGAAACCCGGGGTTAACCAGAAAGCCTTCGGGCCTTCGCCAAGGGAGACTTGAGATGTCCACCACTCCGCAGCGCGGCGCCGGGATGCTGACCCCGGCCCTCTATCCGATCCCGTATGCCACCGCGACGGGCGGACAGATCAACGGCGCCGCCGGTCCGCTGACCCTCGCCGCCGGCCAGACGCAGGTCATCCCTGCCGGCCAGTTCATGATTCAGCCGGGCTTCCACACCTTCCTCCAGACCAAGGACCCGATCACCGGCCTGTGGCGCGTGGCCTCCGCCAACCTGGGCGTCGCGCGCTTCGTGGACTCGGACGGCCAGAACTACCGCCTCGCGAACCTGACCGGCTGCCCGGTTGGCGCCCTGATGACCAACGTGGGCTCCGGCTACACGTCGGCCCCGACCGTGGCTGCGTCCGCCGGTTCGTCCGCGTGGACGGCTGTCGTGGGCGGCGCGATCAACTCGACGGTGACCGTGACCACCGCCGGCGCGGGCTACGTGCACCCGCCGACCCTGGTCTTCTCGGCTCCCCCGGCGGGCGGCATCCAGGCTAGCGGCATCGCGGTTGTCTCCGGCGGCGCGATCTCGTCGGTCACCGTGACCAACCAGGGCGGTGGCTACACCGTGGCCCCGACCATCACGGTCGTGCCGAGCCCGCTGGACACGATCACCACGACCGCGGTCCTGACCGTCAACGCGACCCTGGCCGGCTCCGGCGCCGTCGTCGGCGTGCTCTGCACTGACTCCGGCGTGCCGCAGACCTCCGTGGTTACGCTGTCCTTCACCGGCGGCGGCGGCGCTTCCGCGGCGGCCACGGTCGTGGGCTGCTACGCCTGCACCGGCTTCTCGGTGGCGGTGAACGGCGCCGGCTACGGCAACGCTCAGCCGATGCTGCTGGTCACCGGCGGCGGGGTCACGGCGGGCACGCCCGGTTCCGTGGTCAACCCGCAACTGGGCACTGGGGTGTTCCCGCCGCGGCAGGCGAAACTCTCCCTCACCTCGACCGCTGGCGGCGCCATCCAGACCTCGGGCGCCGTCATCAATGACGCGGGCCTGTTCCAAGCGGTTCCGCTCGGCTTCGTGATCGCCGGTGGTACGGGCCTTGCCACCACCACGGCGGGCGCGACCATGACGATCGGCGGCATCACCGACACGAGCCTGATCTTCCCGGTCTAAGGACTGGGAGCGTTGGGGGACGCGGAAGGGCGGGTCTTCGGGCCCGCCCTTTTTCTGTGTAAGGTGCCTCCAGACCTCCGGGGGACGTGATGGCCACACTAGCCGAGTACCAGCAGGCGACCCGCGACCTGCTTCGGGACGACAACAACAAGTTCTACTCGCCCACCCAGCTCGCGCGGTGGATCAACCGGGCGCGGCGGCAGGTCGCGAAGATGGGCCAGTGCGTCCGCCTCCTCCCCCCCTCGACGGCGAGCGTGACGACGATCACGGTAACCCAGGGCGGCAGCGGGTTCACGTCGGCCCCCACGGTGACGGTCGGTGACCCTGACGGGGCGGCCACGGTCAACTCCACAGCGACGGCATCGGCAAGCGTCTCCGGTGGGGTGGTCACCTCGATCACGGTCATCACCGGGGGCGCTGGCTATGTGGCGGTGCCGGATGTGACGATCGACGGCGGCGGCGGGACCGGGGCGACGGCAACGGCGGTCCTGGGCTCGCACATCGCGACGGTGGTGAATCAGGAGGTGTATCGGTTCGAGGACATCTCCGCGATCATCGCGCTGCTCTACCCGGGGGCCGGCGAGGTGCTGGGGATCCAGAGCGTGGCGGTGTCGCAGGGCGCCATGAAGCCGATGCTGTCCTATCTGCCCTTCAGCCAGTTCCAAGCCTACCTGCGCGCCTACCCCTACATGCGGACGTGGCCCACGGTCTGGAGCCAGTACGGGCAGGGGGCGCTGGGCAACTACTACGTCTACCCGATCCCGGCGCAGGTCACGCAGATGGACGTGGACTGCTACTGCTCGGTGCAGGATCTGACGAGCGGCCAGACGGTGGACCTGATCCCCGAGCCATGGTTCGAGGCGGTCAACTTCTGGGCCGCGCATCTGGCCTTCCTGTATAGCCAGCGGCCTGACGACGCGCGGAACATGATCGCGACCTACGAGGGCAAGATGCTCGAGGCCCGCGGCGCCGTGGACGTGGCGCGGATCCCGACCTTCTACGGCGGGAACACCTGATGGGTCAGGTCAAGCTCCCCGGCACCAACGCCCAGGCCCAGGAACAGCCGTCACCGTTCACGGTGGAGGATTTCGGCGGTCTGGACACGAAGGCCAAGCGCCCGGCGATCGGGCCGAAGGACTTCTTCTGGATCGAGAACTGGATGCCGATCGGGCCCGGCAATATGCGGACCCTGTATGGCGAGGCGGCGACCCCGCTCTACACGGCGTCGGGCGCGCTCGAGATCATCAACTACGCCTTCTTCAACATCGGCTCCACGCGCTACGCCATTGTGTTCTTGGACGATGGGACCGCGGATCAGGTCGCGGAGGACGGCACGATCACGACAATCTCGGCGGTGACGAACACCTTCTGGGATGGGACGGGTCCGCTGCCGGCGGTGGCTCAGTATCAGGCCAAGTACCTGATGATCACGTCGAAGGTGAGCGAGGACGCCTACTGGGCATGGGACGGCACGTCGCTGTTCGGGCTCGGGACACTGGCGCCGCAGGTACTGGTCACCAACTCCGGGGGAGGGGTCTACACGTCGGCGCCGACCGTGACGGCCTATGGGGGCGCCGGGTCCGGCGCGACGTTCACCGCGGTGCTGGGCGACCAGGGCCATGTGACTACGGTGGACGTGACAGACCCGGGCTCCGGCTACGACCACGAGGATCTGGTGACCCTGATCTTCACCGGCGGTGGCTCGGATGATCAGGCGCGCGCGACGGCCACGGTCAGCCTCACCTCCGCTGGCGTGGCGCAGATCATGGTGACGAACGGTGGAGCAAAGTACACGTCCCCGGTCATCGCCATCACCGGCGGCGGCGGCACCGGCGCCAAGGCCATCGTGTCCGGCCTGACCAACGGCTCGATCACCGACATCACCGTGACCGACCCCGGGGTGGGCTACACCTCGGCGCCAACGGTCGGGATCACGGACGGCGGCGCGGGTACGGGAGCTGCGGCGGTCGCCGTGCGCGGGCGCGGCCAGATCACCGGGATCACTGTGAACAGCGGCGGGACCGGCTACGACGGCGTGCCGGACGTGATCATCTCGGCTCCGAACAACAAGGACTTCCCGTCGATCCAAGCGGAGGCGTATGCGACGGTTGCCGCTGGCGCTGTGACAGCGATCACGCTGACGGCCAACGGCGTGGGCTACGAAAGCGCCTCGGTCCAGCTTTCCGGCGGGAACAATGCCGCGGAGGCGGAGGTGTCGCTGATGCCGGGGGGGATCAGCGGGACCACGATCGAGACCTACCAGAACCGCGTCTGGGTGGGTGACGACACGAAGATCTCCTACACCGGCGCCGATTCGATCCGCGACTTCTCGGGAACCAACGGCGGTGGGTCGAAGCCGATCACCGACTCGTTCCTGCGCGAGAAGCTGGTGTCGCTGAAGCAGGCCAACGGGTTCCTGTACCGCTTCGGGGATTCGTCCATCAACGTGATCTCGAACGTGCAGACCACCACGTCGGCGGTGACCTCGTTCAACGACTCGAACGTGGACCCTCAGATTGGGACCGCGTGGCGCGACACGGTGGTGGCCTTCGGGCGCGCGCTGGTGTTCGCCAACCCGACCGGGATCTACGCGCTCTACGGCGGCGCGGCGGAGAAGGTCTCGTCTCCGCTCGATGGCCTGTTCGCCAAGGCATCGTTCAACACCGGGGTGGCGGGCAAGACCCCGACCTCGTGCGTGGCGACGGTGTTTGGCATCCGGGTCTACGCGATGCTGATGACCACGACCGACCCCTACACGCGGACCCTGCGCGACATTATCGTGTGCTGGGATGGCCAGCGGTGGTTCGTCTACACCCCCAACATCGCCTACTCGATCCTGGCCGGGCAGGAGATCAGTTCGGAGCTGACCGGCTGGGCGGCCACGGCGACCGACCTCTACAAGCTGTTCGAGCGGGCCGACGACACCCTGACCAAGACGTTCTCGACCAAGCTGCTGGCGCCGGTGAGCTACCTGATGACCACGGCGGCGCTCGATGTGGCGTTCCTGGCCGAAGACAACGCCGGCACGGGCGGGGTGGTGAGCATCTCGATCGACACCGAGACGGGCTCGGGCACGCCGGTGGACACGGACGTGTCGAACTTTGCGACGTGGTACAACAACTCCGGCGAGACGGTGACGTGGCAGAACAACGCCCTGGCCACGGTCGAGTGGGCATCCTCCGGCCTCAGCCTTCAGGTCTATAACGACTCGAACTACGGGCAGTTCATCGGCGCCACGGTGAGCACGACGATGGAGGATCAGACCTTCATCTCGCTCACCCTGCTGGTCCGCCCGGACTACAGCGCGAAGGCCGGGTAGCGGCGCGCGCGGCGCGCTGCTATCTTCCGGGCCTGATCAGGAGCCTGACATGGCCAAGCAACCCTTTCTCGGCGTTCCCGGTGGCGAAGTGCGGGTGGAAAACCCGGATGGCGTCTTCCTGCGCGGCGTGAACAACCACAATCTCTACGACACGCAGCCGCCGCTGGCCCAGCCTGCTATTCCTGGAGATTATGAGGTGAACCGCGAAATCGGTAACCCCAAGGGCCATGGTTAAGGCCACGCAGGACTACACCGCGTCTGACAAAGACATGGCGCGGTTTTGGGCCAAAGTTGAGGCCGACCCGAATAGCGGGTGCTGGCTGTGGTCGGGGTATTGTGACGACGCGCCTCGTGACTACGGACGATTTTGTTTGCGCGGAAAGATGCTGCGCGCGCACCGCGTCGCATACCACAACCTGATTTCTGCCGTTCCGCTAGAGCTGGAGATGGATCACCTATGTCGGGTGAAGTCCTGCGTGAACCCATCTCATCTTGAGCCAGTCACCTCCGGCGAAAACACACGGCGATGGCAGGTCGATGTTTTTCCTCGAGAGGTTTGCAGGCGTGGCCATGCCCTTGTTCCGGAAAACATTCGCACTGAAGGTCTAGACCGACTATGCCTTACGTGTGCTCGGGCCGCCGATCGGGAGTGGGGCCGAGACAATCAGCACAAGCGCACTGACTATATGCGGGGGTATCGCGAACGGAATCGCGAGAAAATGAGGGCGGCAGCAAAGGCCCGATACTGCGGGAAAAAGGCGACGTGTCC